TGCTCCAATCACAGCAGTTACCTCAACAACCTTCTCATATGCTAAGACAGCAACAAACGTTGTTTCAGCAGTAGATACAGGTACAGCCAAGGTCCCAGCACGTTTCAACACAATCAAGACACAGTCTGTTGCAGCAGGTGCCGCATCAATTTCAGCAGGAACAGCAGTCACACTCACACCTTACGCAGCTTCATAATCTCAACCCAAACAAAAAGCCCCCGAGCGATCGGGGGCTTTTTGCTTTTAGTACCAATTATGTTTTTGCCAGAAGGCCCATGCGTTGCATGCGCCGTTAGGATCTTTGGCTGATCCATATCGCCTTTCGATATAATGAAGGCCGTATTTAATCTGAAGTCTGGCTTCAGCGGTTTTTTCGACCTTGTAGTTTTCCCAAGTAGATGGCATGAACTGGGCAATTCCATATGCGCCGGAACTCATATTTCTAGATTTAGGATTGAAGTGGCTCTCCTTTTGCCAAATATTTCGAAGACACTTCCACTCGCTCATGGACCAACCGTTGCTGTAGGTAGTCAAGAAAGCTAAAGCTTCGGCGTCAAAATACTTGACGTTAGGACTCGCTAGAGCTGCCTTAGCCTGCGTCTTAGTGGTTTCTACCGTTAGGTAGGTCAAAGAGACACTGACTAGCTTTTCGGGCTTAGCTGGCGTTGGTAGCGCTGAGGCTGGCACGTAAAACTGGCTTACCGCTATTACCAGGGCTGCAAGGGTTGCTGCCCACTTCTTCACATCGATCGTTACATTTATTCTGATATTGAGCATTTTATTGCTCCTCTCAATTGGCGAAGGCCCCATTACTGGAGCCTCTGTCGTACTCAAAGGTAGCATAGGTTCTGTAACGATTGCCAACTTGAACTACGTATAAATAAAAATAAATATTTTAAGCGTTAAATGTCCGTTTTGAATGTATTTGCTGTATAAATAGATACTAAGCATCTTAACTATTGAGATAGTCATATCAAAAACCACTCGGCCTCTCTAGCAAAAGGATTATTGTGACCCCTGCAGACTGGGCCGGAATTGGCGCTTCTATAGTTGTTGTGTTAGGTGCCCTTCTAGCATCACTTCGTTTTGTGGTTAAAAGCTATCTAGCAGAACTCAAGCCAAACGGTGGGAGCTCGTTAAACGACAAAATTAAGCTAGAGCTTATGCCTATTGTAGCTAGCATTAGGGAAGACCTAACTGAGATGAAGATCAAGCAGGTTGAGATACAGGCCAAGCTAGAGAACCATTCTCACCAATAGGCTATACTTTTATTTGGGCAAACAGCCCGCACGGACTACAAGGAGAAACATGAACTCGAAAGCTCTACAAGCAGCTCTTGCGTCATATGGACGTTCAGCTGTAGCAGCAGGCCTAGGTATGTATATGGCCGGTCACACAGACGCAAAATCAATCGGAATGGCAGCGATCGGTGCTGTAGCTGGACCATTGCTACGTGCACTCAATCCGAAGGACAGTTCTTTCGGTATCGGCGCCTCTAAGTAAAGGAAAGTAAATGAAGTGTTCTAACTGCCCAAATGACGCAAAATTTGCCATTCTTGAAGAAGGCGTAAGCGATGCTTACTACTGCAACAAGTGCCTTCCACAATCTCTACGAGTACGTGCTGAAGCTGGGCAGTTAGACATTCCAAAACCAACACAAACAAAAGCAAAGGCCAAGGCCGATGCGGATCCAGAGGCATAACGCCGTACAGGTTCACCCTGTTTCGGATCACATGCATGATCCACGTGGACCTTTTCCACGAGAGCTTTTTGAAGAATCAGAAATTGTTACCGACAACTTTGATAAAACAGAATACGGTCAAGATATTCCTATTGGGTCTACGGCCCAAAATAACTTTAAAGCTCCTAGAATTCTGATCTGCAGCTTGTGCGATGCACGAGTATCTGAAAATAAGACTGGCGATCATGATTGTAGGAACTAATGGCAAAAAACAAAGGCAGAAACTCCTCTAATTATTATCAGCGCAGAAATGCTGCTGAAGAGCAACAAGGTCAAAGAACTTATAACACTCAGCAAGCTGTACGCAGCAAGTTTGGAATGCTCACCGATTGGGAGCTTGCGGAAGCTCAAGAACCTGCCCCTAGAGATATAGATCCAGCTGACTATCAAAATATGACGGCACCAACAATTAACCCAAAGCGCCCACGTGCTTTAAAGCTGGCTTACAGCAAAACAGCAGAGAAGTTGGTAGTTAGATTTAGAGACGGAACCTGGTGGGAATACAACCAGATCCCAGTAGATATGTGGAATGACCTAAAGGCCAGCGATTCGACTGGCAGATACTTAAAGCACTCCGGGTTAGACACCCACGATGACATGGGACCATTTAATCCGGGAGATATGCCACCAGAGACAAGGGTTCTATTTAACGCATAATGAAAACATTCGGGCGACTATATGTAGGCAAGTTGGAGTACTACCATCGTAAACCCCTGCCAATAATTGAAAAAGGTTGGACAGTAGAAACTGAGCCCCCTTATAGAAAAGGGTACTGTTTGGTATTTAGAGCCCCATTTACACTTCCTGGTGTTTATTTAGGAGTGTTTAAAAAACCGGCAAGCCTTTTCCTTTCTGATGAAGATATTGATATCCTTATCCGTAAAGCCATGAGTGGTAGAGATATGGAGGTAGATGTCAATGAAATTGAAGATTGGGAAATCTAAATCAGAAACTTGGGCTAAACCATTTTCAGAAAAAGTGTCTCGCCGAGTATCCCGTATTGCAACTTCAGAGCTGGATTTTTGGGCTGACAACGCTATATCTGATATTGGACGTTGTCTTAACCTTTTCAATAGAACCGGTCAACAAAGCTACTTGGATGAGGCATTAGTGGGTGCGGAAGCCCTACATGCCGTTGTAGATGCAATCCATGCACGCAAGTCAAAAAGCAGTTAATTTTTATTTAATCTACAATTAAGCTACCTCACTTCCTTCTCCCACCGTGTGGCAACACTAGCTCTGGTCTAAACAACCAGAGCTTTGTGTTTTGAACTAGAATTAAGGAATTATGGACGACAGTATCTTTTTAGATGAAGACGACCTCGAAGAGGAGGTTGAAGAGTATCCGGTTGATGAAGACGAACTGGATGAACTCTCTAAAGAGTTTGTACAAAAGATCATTGAGAAGACAATGACTTTTATGGAAGCTTTAGTCGGCCACCCGCTACATCCTTATCAAATGCCGCTTGCTCGTAGAATTATTGAGTCGGTCATTATTAATGACGGTGAAGAAATTACGGCTCTTGCTGCTCGTCAGTCAGGTAAATCGGAAACTATTGCTAATACCGTAGTAACCCTTATGGTTTTAATGCCACGTCTTGCAAAAATGTATCCAGAACTTTTAGGTAAATATAAAGACGGTATTTGGGTAGGAATGTTTGCTCCAGTTGAAGGTCAGGCTGAAACTCTATTTAGTCGTGCTGTTACTAGGCTTACTTCTGAAAGAGCTTTAGAAATATTAAACGACACTGAGATTGATGATAGTGTTGGAAAAGTAGCTGGAGTTACTCGTCAAATTAAACTTAAAAACTCAGGTTCAACAATGACAATGATGACAGCAAACCCTAGAGCTAAGATTGAATCAAAGTCATTTCATTTGGTTGTTATCGATGAGTGTCAGGAGGCAGACGATTTTGTTGTATCTAAATCTATCAGCCCTATGCTTGCATACTATTCAGGAACTATGGTTAAGACCGGAACTCCTAGTACACATAAAAACAACTTTTATCGGTCGATCCAATTAAACAAACGCCGTCAAACCACGCCCCGAGCTAGACAAAACCATTTTGAGTGGGATTGGAAAGACGTTGCTAAAGTTCAGGATAACTATCGTCGATTTATTAAAAAAGAGTTTTTGCGTTTAGGTGAAGACTCAGACGAGTTCCAGATGTCTTATAACTGCAAATGGCTTCTTGAACGAGGCATGTTTGTCACCTCTTCTGTTATGGATGATCTTGGTGATAAGTCAATGGAAGTCGTCAAAGCATGGCATCGAACCCCTGTAGTTGTTGGAATCGACCCAGCTCGTAAGATGGACTCAACAGTTGTTACTGTTGTGTGGGTTGATTGGGATCGCCCAGATGAGTTTGGTTATTTTGATCACCGTGTTTTAAATTGGCTTGAAATTCAAAACGATGATTGGGAAGATCAATATTTTCAAATTGTTAGTTTCCTATCTAACTACGATGTCCTAGCTGTTGGAGTAGACGCTAACGGTGTCGGTGATGCAGTTGCTCAACGACTTAAACTTTTGTTAACCCGTGCTGAGGTTTATTCTGTTGGAAGTAGTCAGCAAGAGCAATCAAAGCGTTGGAAACACCTCAAGGCCTTAATTGACCGAAAAATGCTGGGCTACCCTAACCATGCTAAGACCCGTCGGTTAAGGAGTTGGAAGCGTTTTTATCAGCAGATGACTGACTTAGAAACCAAGTTTCAAGGACCTAATTTCTTAGCCCACGCCCCAGAAGAAGCCCACGCCCACGACGATTTTGCGGACAGTTTGGCTATTGCCTGTTCTCTAACTATGGATTTAACTTTGCCACAAGTAGAGATGTCTACATCACCTTTCTACGGAAGATAGTGACTTTACGCTTCGTAATAGCCCCAAAAGGGGGATACTTTTCTACGAGGTACCTCAACCTATAGGAGTAATAATGACAATTGCACCATCACCTAAGTTCCCAGAACGTCCAGGAACAGTTTACGACCGTAAGATGTCCCCTGCCCTTCCAGGTCAGCGTGGACCGCTTCGCTTTGAAGAAGGTATCGCTACAGATACTGACGTCCCAGCGGAATTTTCAAAGGGCGCTTCACAGGCTTACACACCTGCAGCAGGTCGTCCAAACCGCAATGCAAACGTTTTTGAAAAGCCAGCAGCAGAGACAATGCGTGAGCGTGCTCACGTCGGTTCTGCAGCATGGGTAGAAGCGCCAGATCACCTTTCTGAATTCTCAGCAGGCGGTTTCGCTGATCACGGCTCAAACAAGTTCGAAGAAGTATTTCGTAACGGAGCTCATCAGCAGGCAGCTAACCCAGCAGTCGTAAGAGACTAATTTAAGTTTCTCGATCCCCGTATTCAGGTTACAAGGCTGGCGGGGACGAGAACTACTTTTCAAAGGTTGATCAATGGCATACATCCAAGGTAAAGCGGTTAAAGAAGCACCTAAGCAGGTGGCAGCTAACCCACGTCTTTATAACCTGATTACAACTCAAGCAAAAAGTAGATTTCCAAAATACCCATCTCCATCAGCCGCACACTGGGTTCATACCCGTTATACGCAAATGGGTGGTCGCTATGTCGGATCTGAAAAAGAAGTAGATCCAAGAATGCGTGATCGGGTACATGAACAAGAAGAAAAACAGAAAAAAGCAAAACTAGCCCAGATTTCATCTCCGGTTGGTAGAGGCCTTATTAAAGGCGAAGGTCGCAAGTACTAAATCGTTTTATCGACAACTTTGCTACCATTTCTGTACCGGTTTTTAGAGAGGGATTTAAGTGAGTTCAATCGACTTTTCACCACCCTCTTATAGGGCTGCGTCAAGCGATTTAACCATTTCTATTTCCCCATTGGGATTAGTAGAACTTGCAGACGAAGAATTTGAAGTACACGGTCCTCGTTTAAACCGTTACTCAATGAACTGGGCTATGTACCTAGGTCATCACTACTCATACCGCCGTCAAACAGGCGAAGCGCAAATTGCGCTTAATTATTACCGTGCATTTACTGATTTTATTATTAACTTTACTTTTGGTAAAGGAGTCACATTTCGATCACCCAAAGAAACAGAAGCAATTGTTCCTGACCTACTGGAGCGTGTGTGGGAAGTTGACAACAACAAAGCAACAGTACTTTGGGAAATTGGACAACAGGGCACTGTCTCCGGTGACTGTTTTATTAAAGTAGCTTATGAAGAAGGCTATAAAGATCCTGCTGGTCGTAATCATCCTGGACGTGTTCGTATCCTACCTCTCAATTCATCTTTTGCTTTTCCGGAATTTCATCCTCACGATCGTGAGCGTCTCATACGTTTTAAACTCAAGTATCGCTTCTGGGGTACTTCGCTTGAAGGCACACGTCAAGTCTTTACTTACACGGAGATCTTGACAGAAGACATAATCGAGGAATATATAAACGATGAACTTATTGACTCTCGCCCTAATCCGCTTGGCACTATTCCTATTATTCATATTCCGAATGTTCGCATTAGCGGTAGCCCTTGGGGTTTGTCTGACTGCGAGCCTATTATTAGTATCAATCGCACTTATAACGAGACTGCTACTGATATTGCCGACATTGTTAATTATCATGCAGCGCCCGTTACGGTCATTATTGGTGCGAAAGCTTCCCAACTTGAAAAAGGAGCCAACAAGGTCTGGGGCGGATTACCTAAAGAAGCGAGAGTTGAAAATCTTGAGGGTGGGTCGCAGGGCTTAAAGGGCGCTATGGAATACATGGATATGCTCAAGAAATCTATGCATGAGATGGTTGGTGTGCCAGAATCAGCTTTGGGCCAGGCTATGCCAGTATCAAACACCTCAGGTGTTGCTCTATCAATCATGTTCCAGCCTTTGATGAATCGCTATCACCAAAAAATAATTCAATACGCACATGGACTTGAGCGTGTAAACGAGCTTATTCTTTTAAACCTTGCAGTTAAAGAGCCAGAAACATTTACTTGGGACCCTAATTTCAACACCCCCATTAAGCCAGGACAAGTAGATCGCTTAGACCCAAATGATCCACTTACATATCGTTCTATTGTTCACTTCCCACAGCCACTTCCTTTGGACAAGCTAATTGCTCTTAACGAAGTTCAAACCATGATGTCTTTGGGCCTTGAATCTAAAGAAGGCGCTCTACGTACTCTCGGTGAAGAGTTCCCAGCAGAAAAAATCCAAGAGATCCGTCAAGAGCTACAAGATGACGCTAAGGCTGATGGAGCACTTCAAATGCTTAAGAACCAAATTGCTAATGAAATTATGTCTTTGACCGGAATGGCACCATCCCCAGACGGCTCTACCGGAACACCTATGACTGGATCAGAAGGACAACCAATGGGAGGAAATGCAAATGCTGCAACTCCTATTGTTGATGAAGCCTCAGAGATGATCAATGCAGGAGAGGCCGGTCTAAGAACTCGCCTCGTAACAGAAGCTTACGGAACTAAACTCCCTCAAAGAAGGGTTCCGGAAGAATACGAGAAGTAAGGCAGTTTAGGCTGTTTTTTACTTCCCGTACTAGCAAAATTAATACCACTAACCAACGTTAGGTCATATGTGCTACGGGCTTAGGCTCATTCGGAAAACGACCCCTAGAAAAGGATGTACTCATGGAAGTTACAGACGCAGCTGTCGCCGGTTTTGCCGGAGAGACAGGAACTGTTCCAGTCGTAAACGTGTCGGATGTTGACGCATCTACTGTTACTACTGAAAGCACTGTTACAGAAACCGCTAAGTCCCAATTCTTCACAGAAGCAGATTTGGCAAAAGTTCGCACACAGGAAAAAGACAAACTCTATCCTGTGATTGATCAACTTAAGGAAGAAGTAGCAGCGCTACGTAAAGATAAAGAAGAAAAGGCCGCTCGCAAAGTTGCTAAGGAAGCCGAGGAATTGGCTAACAAGGAAGCAAAGCAAAAAGCTAAAGCTGAAGAAGAACTTGATGTTAAAGACCTTCTTAAGATTAAAGAGCAAGAGTGGCACGAGCAGTTGGAGCGTGAGCGTCATGAACGTGAACGTGCCTTCGCTCTTCTGGAACAAGAACGTGCGTATGCAGACCTCCAGAATTACCGCACACAGCGGTTAGATCAAGAGCGTGAAGCAATTATTCCGGAGCTTGTTGATCTCATTGCGGGTAATACTCGTGAAGAGCTTGACTCAAGCATCGAAGGATTGAAAGAACGTTCAGCACGCATTCTCGAGTCGGCGCAGCAAGCTATGCAAGCTACACGACGAGATATGACAGGTACAAGGGCAACCTTGCCTCCTGCCGGACCATTGGAAACTAATACGGAGCAACGTGAGTTCTCAGCAGCAGATATTGCTGCAATGTCACAAGCGGAATACTCGAAGTATCGTGAACGTCTATTGAGCCCAACAGCTCGTGGAGTCACACAGGGAATGTTCGGAAATCGCTAACCCTTAAACCACTACTAACAAACTTAGGAGTCATGTAAATGGCATCAGGTATTACGGGTACCGGCAATCTCGCTGCGTCCCCAACAGCTTATTCAGGTACCAACACACAGCTCACACAAGCGATCCAGCAGATCTGGTCAAAGGAAATCCTTTTCCAGGCTCTACCAATCCTTCGCTTTGAGCAGTTCGCAGTCAAGAAGACTGAACTTGGTGTTGCACCTGGTCTTCAGATTAACTTCATGCGTTACAACAACCTCGGCTACGCTTCAGCGCTTGTTGAAGGTGTCCGCATGCAGACAAACGCATTGACAGCACAGCAGTTCTCAATCACAGTAACAGAGCATGGTTATGCTCTTGCTGTATCAGAGCTTCTTCTCAATGCATCATTCGATGACGTTATGGCTTCAGCTTCACGTCTTCTTGGTCGCAACATGGCTATCTATCTAGATAACCTTTCACGTGACACACTTTACGCAGCTACTTCAACCATTTATGGTGAAGATCGCCACGACCTTACAGCTGTCAACAACTGGTACGCAAATGGAACCACTGGTTCTTCACGTGCATCATTGACAGGTCAGTTCTACTTGACACCACACACTGTTAAGGACGCAGTCGAGAGCTTGGCTACAAAGAACATCCCTCGCCTTGGTGAGACATATGTTGCTTTTGTTCACCCACACCAATCTCGCCGTCTTCGTGACAATCCAGAATTCATTGAAGTCACAAAGTACGCAGCTCCAGGTAACTTCATGCTCGGTGAAATCGGCCGTCTTTATGACACAGTCTTCATTGAAACAACACAGGTTCTTAAGGTCACTGGCGGTGCTGGTACTTCTTACACAACTGATACAGCAGTTACTCCAACCGTAACAGCTGGCGGAGGCTACATCACCCCAGCTACTTACACAGGTAACGGAGCAGCAGATCGCTATTCAGCTATCTTCATTGGAGATAACGCATTCGGTCACGCAATCTCACTTCCTGTTGAGCTTCGTGATGGCGGTATCTTGGACTTCGGTCGTGAGCACGCACTTGCTTGGTACTCAATCTTCGGTCTTGGTCTAATCACTGACCAGTCTGTAATCATTGCAGAAACC